AAGACGAAGAACTACCGTTCTAAAAAGGAGATAGCATGCAATGGAGATTTGATATATCTCCCGTTGCTGCTTCTAGACCCCGCGTAGGTAAGTGGGGAGCTTACTACACAGGGGCTTACAAAGAATTTAGAGAGAAAGCATCGGAGTTAGTATACTCAGTAATCGGAACAGAAAGAGAACTGATTACTTCTCCGATTGCTGTCTCTTTAGAGTTGTTTGTTAAGCGCCCTAAGTCAACAGAAAAGAAATACCCAAGAGCAGATATTGATAACTACACAAAGGCTATCTTTGATGTTATGAATGGCAAGCTATGGGCTGATGATGAACAGATCATATCTATGTATGTAACTAAGGAATGGGCTGTTACTTTGTATTAGATATTAGTGAGCAACGGGATAAGAAAAAGAAGTAAACTATGGGGGCTAGCAATAGCCCCCTAGTTAAAAAGGAAACTTATGTTTGTAGAATATATTGAACACATGGGCAGTGATGCTGCTGTTGCAGATGCAGCCCGTGTGTCGTTTGGTAAACGAGTCACTACATTTGAAGATAAGGATATTAAACTAATCCAGTATCTTGCTAAGCACAATCACTGGTCGCCCTTTGCCCACTGCTTTATTAAGTGCCGCGTGATAGCTCCTATCTTTGTTGCTCGTCAGTTGATGAAGCATCAGGTAGGATTTGCATGGAACGAAGTATCAAGACGATATGTTAAGGACAACCCTGCACTGTGGACTCCTGTGGGATTTCGTAAAGCTCCCGAAGGATCTATCAAACAAGGATCTAGCCCTGAGTTTGTAAGCACTAACACAGAATTGTTGCATGCTTATGACGAAGTGGCTAAGTCCTGTTTTTATCTGTACAGAGAAATGATTTCTGCGGGTGTTTGTCCGGAGCAAGCCAGAGCAATTCTTCCACAGGCTACTATGACTGAGTGGATCTGGACTGGTTCATTGTATGCTTGGTCTAGAATGGTCAAGCTGCGTACTGATGAGCATGCCCAAGCTGAGACTAGGGAAGTTGCAGAAGATATAGCTGTGTTTGCAAAGCAGTTATTCCCGCATAGTTGGGAGGCTTTGATGGCTCATGGATAAATGGGAACATCTAGCTTATAAGATTGCTGAAACAATTGACAGAGATAAATCACATGTGTCTTTAATTGTTAGAAAAAACCAGCTTGTTACTATTGGTACTAACAATTGGAAAACGCACCCTAAAACAGTAAAGTATGGTTATATGTATCCCTACCTACACTCAGAGCTAGATGCGTTCCGAAAGATCAAGACTCCGCTTGATAAGCTTGTCTTGTATAACTTTCGTATTAGTAAGACAGGTAAACTAGGTATGTCAAAGCCATGTCGGTTTTGCATGCCTTGGTGTGCTCAGGTGTTTGATAAGATTGTCTATTCAAACGAGAATGGAGAGTATCAGGATGGCTAAGAAAAAGAGCATTACTCATGGTGCTGGTAAAGGTGATGCCTATAGACCAGTAGATATGAAGAAGTATCGCAAGAACTATGATAAGATCTTCGGTAAGAAAAAGAAGGGGAAGAAGAATGAAACTGGAAATTGATATCCCCTATACTGGTGTTGTTATACCGGATATACACGCTCAACAGTTGCTTGCTTTAGTTCTAGAGGCGCATACTATGAGCGCAGCTAATCAAAACAACGCATCCTCTATTTACTTTGTAAACACACTTGCTATTACAGATAACATGGCATCAGCAATAGCCAGTGCCGTACTGACCCTAGGCAAAACGCATGCTCCAATTACGCAAGCTAGAAGTGTGTTTGCTGAGTGGACGCAACGTGATATCATAGAAGCCCTAGAACAGGATGTGAAGATTCCCGGCTTTGGTAACTCCTTCTATAAGGATGATATTGATCCGGCTTGGTTTAAAGTGCGAGAGTACATAAAAACATTCATGCCGGATATTCACCTTCGTCTAGAAACTTTGACTACAATGGTGAATGCAGAAAGACAGCATTGGTCGGTTGCAGACGAAGTTAAACCAATCTTCCCCAACCCTGCAATGTACAGCGCTGTTATAACTGAGTTGTTTGGTTGGGCAAGAGGCAGTGAACTATCTCTATTTATCCTAGCCCGATTGCCCACTTGGGTATCTCTTGTGTGTAAAGCAGAAACGAAAGGATCTACCGGTGACATCTAATGAATTTGAGGTGCTTATATTTGACTATGCTGATTTATGTTTTAAGATCGGACGCATGGAGACAAGCGAGAACGGCACTCAAAAGGCTTATGATAAACTGTCCGAAAAAAGGGACGAGATGAGAGCCACAATTATTCAACTATTTAAAGGAAAACATGTCAGCATTCATAACTAAACATCCCTGCCCCAAGTGTAAAGCTAATGGTGGGGATAAACATAATGATAATCTAGCAGAGTATGAAAATAATTACTACTGCTTTAAGTGTCAACATTTCATTCCCAAGGAAGGACACACAATGCAAGAAGAACTGCTTGTCAAGAAAGACTGGAAGCCTATAGTTGGATCTACAGTAGAACTTGCACACCGTAGAGTAGAAGAAAAAGCTTGCCGTATGTATGGCTATCAGACTGCTCTTGTCAACGGCAAGACTGTTGAGATTGCTAACTATTATAAAGATGGTGTACTAACGGGTCAGCATTTGCGTGGGCCTAACAAGCAGTTTGCTTGGAGGGGTGAAACCAAAGGTATTGAATTGTTTGGCCAACACCTGTGGAAGGGTAACAACAAGCGACTAATTATTACTGAAGGTGAGATTGACTGTTTGACGGTTGCTCAGCTTATGGGTTATACTTGGGCTGTTGTATCTCTGCCTAACGGGGCAGCATCCGCAGTCAAGTCTATCAAAGATAATCTTGAGTTTGTTAATTCATACAATGAGATTGTCTTATGCTTTGACATGGATGATCCCGGTCAGAAAGCAGCCCTTGAGGTTGCCGAGATCCTACCACCCGGTAGGTGTAAGATTGTTAAGCTGCCTTTCAAGGATGCTAACGAGTGCCTAGCTAACAACCAAGGCAAGGCTGTTGTTACCGCCCTGTGGGAAGCTCAGCCCTATTCACCCGATGAAATTCTGCATGTGTCTCAGATCGTTAATACAATGGAAGAACTGGATTCTATCCGTGTTTATCCATTCCCGTTTGATGCATTGTCTGAGTTCTTGATTGGACAGCGTTCAGGTGAGATTACTTTGTGGGCTTCAGGCACAGGTTCAGGCAAGACTACTATCTTGCGTGAGTTAATAATGCACCACCTTGACGAAGGCCGTTCGGTCGGCGCTATCATGTTGGAAGAATCCCCACAAGAAACAATGGATGATATGATCTCGTTGATTATTAACAAGCCAGTCCGTGCTATCCGTGCATCCCGCATGATGAACGAGCTGCGTGTTAAGCTTGGTAAAAGCCCAATTAACATGACAATCCTTGATAATCTTTCTGATACAGAATATCACAACGCCAAGACACATCTTGGTAATACAAACTTTTATATCTATGACCATCTAGGTAACAACGCAATGTCCAATTTACTTGCTAGAATGGAATACATGGCTGTGTCACTTAAGGTTGATGTAATCATTCTAGACCATATTACAGCAGCAGCTGCCGGTCTTATGGGAATGAGTAATAAAGATGTTGATGGTGGTAACTCGGAGCGTATCATCATTGATAATCTTATGAAAGAACTCAGATCACTTTCAGTTAGAACTGGTGTACATATTGATATTGTATCTCAGCTCAAGAAAACTGATAAGGCTTATGAAGAAGGTGATCGTGTTACACTGCAAGATTTAAGAGGCTCAGGAGCTTTGGCCAGTGTTCCCAACACAGTTGTTGCCCTTGAGCGTGATCGACAAAACCCAGACGAGCATGTAGCTAATACAACAATCGTTCGTGTTCTCAAGAATAGATTGACAGGTAGAGCCGGGATTGCAACTGCGCTATACTACGATCACAATACAGGCAGACTCTCAGAGATAGGGTTTGCTTCCAATGACGATGGAGAACTGGTGTTTGAGCCAGTAAACACGGAGGTATAATATGATTAGACTAGTGCTTGACATTGAAGCTGATGGACTTGGTGAGGTTACCATGACTAACAAGGGGCCAGCTAAGGAAGTCTCACGAATCTGGTGCGCTGTTGTTGGCAATGCAGATACTGGTGATGTCAAGACTTTTACTCAGTCTAACATGCACCAATTGGTTGACTATCTAAATACAGCCGACATCCTCATTGGCCATAATATACTATCCTTTGATATTCCTATAATCAGAAGACTTCTGGGAAACCTTAAGCGACCCAAGCACGGGTACTTCGATACACTGGTTGTGTCAAGGATTATGTATCCAGACCGTAACAATCACCCCCTAGGCGGCAACTCTCTAGAGTGCTGGGGTAAACACCTAGGCAATCACAAGATTGACTATGATGGAGGCTGGTCTAATTTCTCACAAGAGATGCTTGAGTATTGTACCCAAGATGTAAAGCTTGGCTGCAAGATCTACAAGCATCAACGCGAGTTTGCTAAGAACAATCTTAAGGTTTTCAAGTTTGAACACTTGGTATCTGAGATTCTAATGGAGCAAACTAATCGTGGTTTTGGCTATGACTACGATAAAGGGGAAGAGCTTTACTTCTCTCTACTACAAGAGAAGGCTGAGTTGGAGGATAGGATGAGGACAATCTTCCCCGATAAAATTCATTACCGAAAGTCCGAGAAGACTGGTAAGGATCTCAAGCCAAAGATTGAAACCTTCAATCCCGGTTCTCGTAAACAGATAGCACAGCGACTCACTGAAAAGTATGGTTGGGTTCCACCCGAAACTGAGAAGGGTAACCCAAAGGTTGACGAGTCTGTGCTATCAACTCTAGATTACCCAGAAGCTAAGGAGCTGGTAAAGTATTTTGATCTCGTTAAGCTTATGGGCATGGTAGAAGATTGGAACGCTAGAGCAACATGTTCACGCGATAAGCGTATTCATGGTTACATCAATGCTCAAGGTGCTGCTACTGGTAGATGCACTCACAGCGAACCTAATATTGCACAAGTGAGTGGCGACCAC